TTGAGCCATCGGAACGGCTCGGGTCATCAACGGTCTTCATTGCTGGCCTCCTTCTTGATCTTGCCGATCTTGGATTGGTAGGCGAATGTCTTCACCACCTGCTCCCGGGACAGCGTCCCGGCCTCGCGCTTATACTGGGAGCTGTCCGCCAGTGTGATGGTGCCGCCTTGCTCTAGGTAATCCGCTAGTGCCTTGGCGCTTGCACGCCTCTGCGCCTCCTTGGCCTCGTCCCGGGACGGCCTCAATGGATTGTCTCCTGCGCCTCAAGGAAATCGACATCGACGCCGCAGCAGATCGAGTAGTAGGCGTATGTGCGGCGCTCTACCATGCGGTCACCGTATGGCTCGGTGTCGATCTCAACGTCCTCGATCACGTCGCACAGCTTGCCGCAGCGCGTGCATTGGAAGTCAGTCACGGTCATCGCAGACGCCCCCCAGTTGCAGGTAGTCGCTGTGGGTGCCCTCGATGACTCTCTCGCAGTAGGCCGCCTCGGAGGCCTTGGCGTCGGCAAAGTCTGCCTCGCTCACCGTGCCCAGCGCCGTCAGCGCCAGCGCCGTCAGTCCGATACCAGTTAAAATTTTCATTCGCTCTCCTTGCTCACACCTTCCCACCTGTCGCGGAATAGGTTCTTAACCTTCTGCACCGAGGACGCCGAGATGTTCAGCCCCCGGGCGATTTGCTTGGGGCTGTGGCCCTTGCGGCTCCCGGCTATCACGGCCTCGACGATCACGGGGTTCTGGTCGAAGCGTGCCCGTGTCGATGCGCCCTTGATCCGCGGCCCCGAGAACATGCGGCTCAGGCGGCCATCCATAACGACCCGCGTCGATTCAAAGAACTTATCACTCATTTATTGTACGCACCTCAATAAGTTGTAATAAAATGCGGCGGTTGAATCGATTGGGGTGTCGTGACAAGAGAGGCCACCCACGCTCATCGATTCTGTTTCACGTCTGGTACACATGATGCCAGCTCAGACTGAGGCCGCCGCTCCCCTGCCGGAGATGCCTCGGAATAGATTCACTCGGCAAAGCCGAGCGTCAGTTGATGCTGTCGATCCAGCAAATCCCGGAGGTGCTCTGAGCGTATCGCCTTGAACTCCTCCCCGGTGTCGAGGTCTCGGACACTGAGTTGAAACTCGTCCGCCTCCCCGCAAAGTTTGCAAACCTCGCTGATGGTTATTACGACCCCCAAGACGGGGATAGTCACCTCGGTGACGCTGTCCGCCTGCGGCTCTTGAAGACCGCTTACTTCCTGCTCTGGCATGTTGGTTCCTTTACTTCAAACTGCAAAACCGCGGACAAACTAGCACACGGTTTTTGGCAGGACAACACAAAGTTGTCTTTTTATCTGTGATCTAAAATGTTCTGGCACCACCAGTACATGTCGGATTCTTCCATGTCGTGCTTCATCAGGTTCACGCGCAGGCAGACAAGCTGCACGTTCCGGGGGCTGAAGAGATAGCCCTTGTCCTGATCGATTCGATCTAACGAGACGTTTAAGTCCTTGCCCTTGCGGCCCTTGCCGTCCTTGGCGGCCTGCATGAGCACACCGCTGAGGGCGCAGCGCCCCCGTTGCTCGTCCCAGATCTGCATAACCTGATCGATGTTTAGATCCCACTCAAGCTCTCGCTTCTTGGCACCGTACTTGGCCTTGCTGACGGTGTTGCGTAGGTAGTCCCTTGGGCTGTTGTGTTGTGTCTTGAATTCAGCGCGAGTCCTACAGCGGCGACAGGTGTTTTCGACAGACCCGTCAGGCCTCTTGTAGAACCGCGCCGTCTCTTTTACCTCCCCGCATACGGCGCAGGTTTTTGTTTTCATGGGGTACAACTATACGCCTAAAACGGTGCCTCATCGTCCCAGTTGGCCGGGTCGAGTGGGTCTAGCTCCTCGGCGGCCTCGACCATCACGTTGCTGTCGATATTGTGGTGGGCGTTGAAGGCCTTCAGCGCCAGCTCGGGGATCACGAACTGCACGAAGCGCACCTGCCGGTGACCCACCCGGGAGCGTTTCTCTCCAGCGATCAGGCCATCGATCTCGTGCAGGTGCTTCCAGAACTGCGACTCCTTGCGTGCATTCTCGAAGCGGCCCTTCACGCTGGATACATAGGTCTGGTAGATCGCGTTCTTCGGCTCGAACTTGGCGAACTCAAACACCTCGCCGTTAGACTTCTGCTCCCGGAACTCCCCGGAGCCGATGCAATCCATCACCCACTGGTCTACCGAGTCCAGAGAGTGCAGCTTCTGCTCGTCCAGCGCCGCAGTCCTCGGAGCCTGACGGACATCGACGGTGTTCAGGTCAAAGTGCTTGAAGAAGTGCAGAAGATGCTCGGCACCGCCGCGGTCATACCAGCGCCTGAGCGCCCCAAAGTATTTGGCGTCCTGCTGCTTGACGTTTGACACGTCGAAGATGGCGAACCTGCGCTCGTCCAGAGACGCAGGCACCACCCACTCCTCGTTGGAGCTGAAGAGCAGCCGCGTGTAGTTGGCAGAAGAGTAGGAGTCCATGCCCTTACGCTCGACGGTGATCCGGCCATTGGTCAGCAAATCCTTTAGCGCACCCTCGGCTGCTTTGTTACGCGCCCAGTAGGCCTCGTCGCACTGAAGCAGCAGGGTGTCCTCTAGGTGCCGGTTAAACTTCCCGGTCACATGCTCTGCCTTGGACACGATGCGGTGGTGCGCCTTGCACAATCCACCCACCAGCTCGCCAAAGAATGTCTTGCCCGATCCCTTGGAGCCTCGGAGCACCAGACCCACACCGACCTTGGACTGCGGCTTCTGGATCATCTGCGCCACCCAGCCAAGAATATATCTGGCGTGCTCCTCGTTCCCGGAGGCGATCACGTTGGTCACGAAGTCGGTGAAGGGCTGCACCTCTCCCTCAACGGCCTTGAAGCTCCAACCTCTCCACAGGTTGTAACGCTGCAACACCTCAGAGTCCGGCGCGAAGCAGATACCTGCCGCGTAGGTGCGGCGATCCGGGTGCTCAAGCCAGAGGTCAACTAGGTTCACCATGCGTGGCTTGTCGCTGCCCGGGTCGAGCACCTTTCGGTTTGCGAACTCTTTCTTCAGGTCTTCGATCTTGTAGAGGATGATCTGCTCGGAGTTCAGCTCCTCCCGCAGCACCCGCGCCGAGCCTTCGACCTGAACGAATGCCCAACGCTCTAGCATCGTGGGCAGCTCGTCAGCGACCAGCTCGACGCTCTCGGACTTTTTTGCCTCAAACTTCAGCGAGGCCATCGTGACCTGCGCCCCTTGGTAGTCACCGAAGGACAGCCACTTCTTCTCGCAGCTACCGTCCTCGAACTTGGGGCTTTCCATCGACCACTGAATCCACAGCTCTAAGCCCTCGGCTTCTCCCGCGAACTGATGATGCAGGGCCATCCCCACTTTTACCCAATCGTCATAGTGCAAGGAATCGTTGGCGTAAGTAGCTAAGATTTCATGCAGCTCCTCGGCGTTCATGTCCAGCGCGGCCTTGAGGTTCATCAGCGCATCGGCCTCCTCGGCCTTCTGCTGGCTCCCGGGTCGAACCTCTTCCCAACCCAGATCCCGGGCGACCTCCTCAAAGTAGGCGATGAAGGCCATCGCCAGCTCCTGCGTCAGCTCTGGCAGGTCATCGTAAAAGACATCGGCAAGCGTCGGCCCAGAGACCCACTCATAGGGCTTGATGGTCTTGGGGTGAATGCCGTAGGCGACCCACTGCTGCCCGTGGCCCAGAATTTCAACGGCCTGCGTGACACCATCGGGTGTCTTGAACTCGCAGGACTTCATCTTCTTGAACCGCTCGACGTTCTGGAACGGCACAACGCACTTGGGGTTCTCACCAATGCGGATGGCACCGAGACCTACATTGTTCTTCAGCCAATGCAGCAGCTTGTTGTTCACTGCCTTGTCGCGGCAGTCGATATCGACGGCGCAGGTGGTCGAGGCCAGAACGCCGATGCCAAACTGCGGCATCTCATCGATCCAGCTAGTAACCAGCTCCGGTGTGCTTTGAATCTTCTGCCAATCGTTGCCGGGCGGTCTCTTCTTGCCCGGGAGGATTGGAATAATGTTGTAGCCCCGCTCAACAAGCCGGTGGCCGAATTGATCTAACATCTACTTCCCCTGATCAATCGAATTTGTGCGCCATGTCCTCGGCCCACTCAGAAATGCGGCGGCAGATTTCGGAAATCCAGTAGCTGAGATCGTCAACAAACTCGCCTAGGACTTGGAAAAACCACCATATGAAAAGAAAGAACTTGCTTCTCATTTCTTTCCCAACAGCTTTGTTGTGTCTTTCAATAGGTTAGGGCAGAGGTCGAACCAAGTGACCTGCCGCTCGGTGCAAAGCTCAAGCTGGACTGCGCGAGACGCAGGCACCTCGCCCTTGGCTCGCCACGCGGCCACGTTCTGCTTCTCAAGATCGAGCAGCAGCGCGAGCTGCCGATCAGACTGAAGGCCTAAGATTTTCTTCACCTGATCCAGCGCGTCGTTGACCGACTTTGTGGTTTTGTTTTTCATTTTCGTCCTTCTGAAAATTTATCGACAAATTTGTTTGCGTTAGTAACTTGTCTACATCATGATACAACTCAATGTTGTACGTCAAAGAAAAAAGTATCTATGCAGCAATTTGAAATTGACCTCGGCCCCGCGCACGCGAAGCTCAGTGCCAGCTCTGCTCACCGATGGATCGCCTGCCCGGCGAGCGTCAAGGCGCAGGAGGGGTTGGTAGACGAGGGCAGCCTCGCCGCCGAAGAAGGAACTGCCTTACATGAATTGTCAGAGACGTGTCTACTGAAAGGGCTTGAGCCTCACGACCTGATCGGTGAGTCGTTTAACGCATTTGAGATTGGGCTGGAGTACGCCAACTTGGCGAAGCTCTACGTCGATCACTGCCGCTCACTCCCGCAGACCCACACGCACATCGAGCGCAGATTGGACTACTCCATGTGGGCCGACGGCGGGTTTGGCACCGCTGATTACCTTGCAATCAAAGAAGGCGAGGCGTGGGTAGTGGACGCGAAGTTTGGCCGCAACCAAGTCGATGCCGACTGCGATCAACTTAAATGCTACGCCCTTGGAGTCTTCAACGAGTTCGGCTTCGACGCCCAGCTCGACACCGTGCATATGACCATCGTCCAGCCGCGGCTGGGGCACATAGACACCCACACCATGCGTCACCGCGATCTTTTGAAGTGGGGCGCTGAGGTTCTGGCACCGGCAGCCGAGGCCGCGCTAGGTGAGAAGCCACCCTTTAACCCCGGCGAGTCCCAGTGCCGATATTGCAAGGCCGCGCCGACATGCCGGGCGTTGTCGCAACACATATTCGACAAGATCGGGGAGGAGTTCGAGTGAGAGACCCAGAGGTGTTGAGCAACGAGGAGATCGCAGCACTGCTGCCACACCTCGCCACTATCAAGAGCTGGTGCGACTCCGTCGCAAGGCACGCAGAGAAGCTGGCGCTCTCTGGCGTACCCATCGAGGGCTTCAAGCTGGTGACCAGCCGTACAAACAGACGGTGGGCAGATGACGAGGAGGCCATCAAGGCCATGACGTTACTGACCAACGAGCCGGTGATGAGCCGGAAACCAATTTCTCCCAGCAAGGCAGTCGCCATGTTGGGGAAAGACTGCGACAGCGTTAACGCGCTAATCGTGAAACCTGAAGGCAGACCGACTCTAGTCCCGGTATCCGATCGGAGACCGGCACTTGAAGCAACGGACTGCTTCAACGCAATAGACGATTAAGGAAAAGATTATGTCTACGGTTATAATAGAAAACGCTCGATTGAGCTTCCCAAGTCTCTTCACGCCATCGGCCTTTGAAGGCTCAGATAATTTGAAGTACAGCGGCACGTTCATTTTGGACAAGGATGCCGACGCCGACCAGATCAAGAACCTGCGGAAGATCGTCAGCGAGCTGGCGAAGGAAAAGTGGGGAGAGAAGCAGCCCAAGAAACTGTTCCTGTCGCTGCAAGATGGCGACGAGACTGACCGCGCCGAGTACGAGAACAAGTACATCGTGAAGGCTAACAACCGCAAGCGGGTACCGATCATCGACAAGGATCTGTCGGCGCTGGTCGAGGAAGATGGCAGGCCGCAGGGCGGCGACTATGTGAACGCAAAGGCGCGCTTCTACGCATGGTCATCTGGCGCTGCATTCTCGGGAGTTCTCTGCTCCCTTGAAGCCGTTCAGTTTGCGCGGGAAGGCGAGCGGTTCGGTGGTGGCGGCAACGCCCTAGAAGGCTTCGATGACATCAGCAGCGAGACCGCAGCCGACGTGGTAGAGGAAGCGGAGGAGTTTCTGGCTTGATCGTCAGCATCGACTTCGAGACCTTCTCGGAGTGCGACATCCGGGCTGCGGGTGCGTGGGCGTATGCCGACCACCCCAGCACCGAGGTGCTGTGCCTAGCATGGGCGGTGAACGATGAGCCGCCCCAGCTCTGGACTCCCGGGATGCCAGCGCCGACCGAGCTGTTCGGCTTGATCGAGCGGGGGGCTGAGGTCTGGGCGTGGAATAGCTTCTTCGAGCTGGCGATCTGGAAGCAGGTACTTATGTGGCCCAGCATCCCCATCGAGCAGTGGAACGACACCGCGGCACTAGCAGCGGCGCAGGCTTACCCTCGCGCTCTTGGGAACTGCGGCGACTTTATGGGCATGTCCGGGGACGCCGCCAAAAATAAGCGCGGCAAGTACCTGATCCAGAGGCTTTGCAAACCCTACCGGGGCAAGCGCATCCACGATCAGGATCTGCTGCGCGAGCTTTACGACTACTGTCTTCAGGACGTGGTCGCTGAGTCCGAGATCCGTAAACAGTTGCGTCCACTGCACCCCAGCGAGCGATTGGTCTGGGAGGCAGATCAGCGCATGAACCTGCGAGGCGTGAAGCTGGACGCTGCAAACTGCGAGCACGCCATCGAGATTATTAAGAAGGTTGAGGCCGAGTTGAACCAAGAGGTGTTCGAGCTGACCGACGGCGAGCTGGCCTCAACGTCCTCACGGGCCAAGTCCCTCGAATGGATCAACCGGCAGGGGCTGGCGATGGATTCATATGACAAGGCCGCAGTTACATGCGCCCTTGAAGGTGTATGCCCACCGAAAGTGTATCGCTTCCTGCAAATCCGGCAGGCTTTATCGAAATCCAGTACCAAGAAGTTTCAGGCGATGCTGGCCTGCTTGGGCCGAGATGGCCGGGCGCACGGCACCGGGATGTACCACGGTGCAGCCACCGGGCGCTGGTCTGGCCGACACTTCCAGCCCCAGAACCTCCCGCGCCCCATCGTCGATGACGTTGACCCCATAATCGATGCCCTGCGGTTCCGCTGCCCGGATCAGCTCCCGGGAGAGCCGATGGCTCTGCTGGCCTCGTGCCTGCGCGGGATGTTGATTGCCAGCAAGGGCCGCAGGCTGATCGTGTCCGACTACTCGGCCATCGAGGCCCGGGTGCTTGCGTGGCTGGCCGATCACGAGACCGTGTTGCAGTCATTCCGCGAGGGGCTGGATCTGTACAAGGTCACGGCCTCGGACATGTACGGAATAACGTACATGAACGTCGATAAGGATCAAAGGTTCATCGGCAAGGTGGCATCGCTGGCTCTTGGCTACCAAGGCGGTGTGAAGGCGTTCCAGAAGATGGCAGCCAACTACGGAACCGACGTTGATGACGCCACGGCGCTCAAGATCCGCGACGATTGGCGAGCAGCGAACCGACCCATCGTAAAGCTGTGGCACGAAGTTGAACGCGCAGCCTACAACGCCATCGAGAACGGCAGGCGTGAGGAGACCCGGGCCGGTGACTTCATGATGGTCAAGGGCGACCTTCTCTTTAAGCTGCCATCTGGCCGGTGCCTCTCGTTTCCGCAGGCGGCGCTTATCAACAACAAGATTACCTATCAAGGGATGAACAACTTTACGCACAAGTGGGGAACCATCGAGACCTATGGTGGTTCTCTGGTGCAGTCGATCACGCAGGCGGTTGCCCGGGATCTACTGGCCCACGCGCTGCTCAAGCTCGACGCCGCAGGCTATGACCCCATCATGACAGTTCATGATGAGATTGTTGCCGACACCAAGGTCGGTCACGGCTCAATGGATGAGTTCAACACATTGATGTGCGAGCTGCCGGATTGGGCCAAGGGTCTGCCGGTGGATGTCGAGGGCTACGAAGCCGACAGGTACCGCAAGTGAGGGAGTCCCACATCGAGCGAACAGTTAACAAGTTTGCCCGGGACAGGGGCTGGTTGGCCTTTAAGTGGGTGTCCACCTCGCAGCGTGGCGTGCCAGACATGATCTATTTCAAGGACGGCGAGTGCCTGATGATCGAGTTCAAGGCACCCGGGAAGTCCGCAACGGCCTACCAGCACGCTATTCACAAGCGACTCAAGGAGCACGGCTTCCACGTCTACGTCGTGGACAACATCGATCAGGGGAAACTCCTATTCTAAAGCACACAGACCTGCACCAGTACCAGCTACGGGCGGCGCAATTCATCAAAGACAATCACCACGCAGCTCTGTGGGTGGACATGGGCCTCGGCAAGACCGTCAGCACACTGACGGCGCTGGTCGATCTGTTGGTCACCAAGGACATCAAGAAGGTGCTGATCATCGCACCTCTTCGGGTGGCGCAGCACACATGGCCCACCGAGATAAAAAACTGGCAGCACCTCCGGGCGCTGCGCTTCTCAGTCATCGCGGGACTCAGCCCCGCCAAGCGCGAGGAGGCGATGCACTCCTCGGCACCTATCCACATCATCAACCGGGAGAATCTACCTTGGCTCGTAGAAGTTTTAGGGCGCAACTGGCACTACGACGCCGTAGTAATCGACGAGTCCAGCTCATTCAAAAGTCACGGCTCGAAGAGATGGAAGGCACTGCGTCAGGTGGGGAAGTCCGGGGGCATCAAGCGAATGGTGCA